TGATTTTCAGACTCGTTAGGTCTATCGTCTTTCCGATTGCCAGAAGGACTTATTTCTAAGCTACCCTCCATAACCCACTCGTAGTATGTATCTGCGAGTTGTTTGGGATTCTCTAAATCTCTTTGACTACCAAACTCAACAGCTAGTCTCAAACATTCCATTCTTATTTCATGCTGCTCCACTAACCATCTCGTATAAATCTTGTACCTCTTTTACTGCCTTTTGCCTGTTTATTGTATCTTTTCTATTCCAATAAGCATGAGTTTTATCTTGCATGATTGCATCTATTCTTGCCTGTGCATCAGCAGGACTCATTCTATAGTTTACAGCATTTTCAGAAATTGTATCTTCTTTTGTTACAGACTTTCTAAAATCTGCAAAGTTTGCAAACGCTTTGATAAAAGCTGGATGATTACCAACTTTTGTTCCATCTTGAAGAACCATGCTCAGTAACTCTTCACCAGCAATATCTGTTACAGCCTTACTGGCTTCTGCAAATTTTGCATCATAGTCTGCACCCCACTCTGCTTTTAACTTCTGTTCAATCTCAGTTTTCTGTTGTGCTTCATCTTTTGCCATGGCTTCTGTGGTCTGTTGCACAGAACTCTTGTAATAGTCTATAACTCCATTCGCTTGTTGTTTTGATAGACCAAGTTTATGAAAAATATCAGACACAGTATTAACATCTGTTTCAGAAAGCATCTGACCATCAGCCTGTAAAGCATACCCACTTGGCTCATCTGGCCTGCCAAGTTTGGAATATATGTTACTTAAATCCTCTTCTGTAGGATTTTTTGGTAATGGTAGTTTGTCTGCACCAATTAATCTTTGTGCATTTACAAAAGATAGTCCTAAGTTTCCAACATCATTTATGCTTTGTAAACTTGGATGATCTCTTATTTGTTCTGGTAATTGTTGTAGAAACTCACTTCGAGATCCACTTCCACTTGCTGCTTCAGCAGGTGTTTCTATAGGCAAACTTGCTTGAGTTTGCTCAGGTTGGATTGCCTGTTGTTCTGTTTCGTTCATTTGTTTCCTCTTCTAACATATTTAATATGTGCAAGTAAACAGTTCTCTTGCCTTCTTCAAAAGCAGTTCCGTTACTATCGTTTTGAACAAAGATTGTATTACGAAAGTTACATCTTGCTTCTAAATCTTTTAACACCTTTTCTCCACTCTCGGAAGTAAAAACTTGTTTATACATACTTTTAAGTGCTTCAATTTCCTTGACCACCACCGACCATCCTTACTGCTTGTGCGCCTTGTAATGCTGTATTAACATCTTCTTGCTCTTGTTGTCTCTCTAGTTGTTCTTGTTGTGCAGCTTGTCTTTGCTCTCTAATCTCAGATACTTCTGCGTTTGTTCGAAGAACACTCTTTGGCACACCTAAACTATCTGTAACATGTCTTACTAATCCATCTGCATCTAAATGATCCCCAACAGGTAAACTCTGAGATAAAGGCAATAATATTTCTAATGCTTTCATTGTTGAGTTTAGACTTGTTGACTTTTGTACTTTTGCAAGTGGTGATACATATTCAATGTCAATATCTCTTCCTTGCAATATCTCTGGAGGTAACATAAACATATCATTTCTTAACATCAAAGAAAACACTCTGTCTATCAAAGGTTTTAACATCTCATTCATTAATCTGCCAAGCACAGGGCCAATCACTCTCATTCTTTCTTCTTGTCTTTGCACCACCTCTGTAGCTGTCATATTTGGTGATGTACCACTAAGCAACTGGTCTACATAAAAAGCACTTCTGATTGCTTCTCTTCTTTGTTGTTCCATGTTAAGACCAATAGGGATATTTGCACCTGTGTTAAGTGGTGAAATTGTATCTCTTGTTCCAGACCTAAAAAAGTTTAGACCTCCAGGTTGTGTTCTTACTGGCAAAATGAAGCCATCATCAGGCACAAGCAGAGGAGGATCAATTTGCTTTTGTGAAGCCTGAATGATGGTCTTACTCATCAAGTTCAACATTTTCACATCAGCGAGAGCAGTCATAGCAGGGGATCTACCCATAATCTCACCTGTGCTTTTAAGAAAACGAGGAACTACATAGGGGAACTCCTCAAAGCCACCAATAGATAAGAATTTCTTTGTCTCCATATCAATATAAAAAGAAGCAAATGGCATGTTCTGATTATCTGGCTTATCAGGATTTCTGTTTATTCTAGGCAACACCACATGCAGTAATTCAACTTCTTTATCTGGTGTGCGCTCAAATTTTTTCTTTAGATGCTCTGTAAGATTGTCAATACCAAATCTTTGAACGACTTGTCTTACTGGAGATTTATATTTTCTAAATACTGTATCTACTAAACCAAATTGATTTTCTTGCACAAAGAACTCTGAGATGTGTCTTGTAGAAAAGCGAAGTGTTTTACCTTCCATTTCAATAAACATGCAAGCAGTTCCAAAGACAACAAGATCAACATAAAGACCATGCACTTCTGTTTCAAAGTTTGATCTGTTAAATGCTCTCATCATGCTCATAGATGAGTTTTCTAAAAACTCTCTTACTTCATCATCTCTTCCAATGTTTTCATCCTTAATATCTAAATGAAACCAAGGTGTTGCACCAGAAGTAAGCATACCATGTAAAGCAGAAGATAATAGATCAACTGCCATCCCTGCTGTACCATCAAAAATATTTTCAGTTCTTTTTTCACCACGACTTCTTTGTTTAACAATATCTGACTTTTCAGGCAGCATGTAGTCTGCTAGTTCTTGATAATGTGTGTTCCAATACTTTCGATAGGTTTCTAAGTAGTTGAGTCTGTTGACTAGTTCTTTTGCATAGTCTGCCATAATCTATCCTAACAAGGTTGGTGTTCCTGTGGTTGTGGTTTGTTCTCCACCTGCTAAACCTGTTACAACTGTTGAGCCACGACCTTTTCTTCTTCGTCTTTCATTTGCCATAGCTTCTTCTGATAAAGCTGCTGCTCTTTGTGTGTCCTCATCACTTGCTTGCATAGGTGGTGGTGGCGCTGGTGGTGGTGGTGGTATAACTACTTTTGGTCTTAAAAATGACATAATTTATCTCCTAGACTACTGCTCTTTTACCTTTAGGTCTTTCTAATGCACCATAACCTTCTAATATTGTACCTGCTTGCCCTGGCCTTTTTGTTCGCTTTGTTCCTCTTGACCCTCTTGCAAGTAGTGTTTCTTCTTCATCTGGCACTATTTCTGGTGTGATTTCTGGAGTTATTTGTGGCTGTTGTTGCATCCTATAATCTTCTTTTGAAATACCTGCAACTGTTTCCACTACTTCTTTTGTAATTTTTTTTGTAGGCTTTTCAATTAACTCTTCTACACTTTCTCCTACAAGATTGGTAACTCCTCTTGTAACACCTCTTACTGCTCTTTTTACTGCTCTTAGTGGTGAACCACCCATTACTTCCTCCATTTATGCCATGATAATTTTTTGTTTCTGACTCTTAGCCAAGACACTTTGTTGTATCCCTTCTCGGTAAAAAAATATTTAAAATATCTTACTCCCTTTAATGTATAATCTTTTTCTGCAATAAAATCAATCATCCAAACATTTTTTCCTCCACCATCATAACCATACTGAGGAAACTCAAGTGTTTTTAAATACTGATCAATGTGTTCTTGCTTAGGAAATCCCCATGTACCAAAGACAACTGGCTTACCTTTTTCATAAATAATTTTATATTGATCGAGTAGGATTGGTAATAAAATACATCTGCATATCTCTTCTACTGTCCAAGTTTTATGCAAAGGACTATCCAGCATAAATATTAAAACACTTTGTAAATCTTTAAACTTACTCATGCAAAAATATTATAATCGTTATCAGCAACAGCTTGTGGTGGCTTGGTGTAGGTCGTTCTATTATTGATACCTATGGCTAGATAACGAAATGCATCTGCTGCATGAGAAGTGTAGTCATGTCTTGGCTGATCTCTAAATCTTTTCTTTTTCTCATCCCACTCTTGTCTGTACTGTTTCATCATCTCAAGTCCTGTATGGCACTTGTCTCTATCAAAATAACATTTTGGCATCAGCAATCGTGCAGCATTGATACCATCAGCTACTTTCATTTTCGATACCACCTTAAAACGAATACCGAGACTAAACGCTGTCTCCATCCTGGA